CGGCGTATCAGGGCAGTGCGAATTCTCACAAGATCGCCGTGCTCGAAGAGGGCATGAAGTATACGGCGATCGGTATTGCGCCGGAGCAGGCGCAGTTCTTGGAAACGCGAAAGTTCCAGATCAACGAAATCGCGCGCATATTCCGTGTGCCACCTCACATGCTGGCGGACTTGGAGAAATCTTCGTTCAGCAACATCGAGCAGCAGTCGTTGGAATTTGTGAAATACACGCTCGATCCCTGGGTCGTGCGATGGGAACAGAGCATGTGCCGGGTACTGTTCAGCGAGAGCGAGAAGCAGGAATACTTCATTCGGTTTAACGTGGACGGCCTTTTGCGCGGCGACTATGCATCTCGCATGAGTGGCTATGCCACCGCACGGCAAAACGGATGGATGAGCGCGAATGATATCCGTGAGCTGGAAAACCTCGATCGCATTGCGCCGGAGCTCGGTGGGGATCTGTATCTGATTAACGGAGCGATGATGCTCCTCGGTTCGCCACAACAAAGGACGATCGCGCCCGAATTGGATCCTGCGAACAGTAGTGCGAGCGCGGAAACGTCGCAAAAGCGCGAGAAGCAGAAAACGAACAGACAGGAGGATTCTTCTTGAGAAATTTTTGGAATTGGGTGCGAAACGAAGACGGCACCCGTATCTTGACCATCGACGGCGTGATCGCCGAAGAGAGCTGGTTCGACGATGACGTCACGCCGAAACTATTTCGGGAGCAGCTAAACGCGGGTCATGGTGACATCATGATCTACATCAATAGCCCGGGCGGCGATTGCATCGCAGCGAGTCAGATCTATACCATGCTTTTGGAATATAAAGGCAATGTGACGGTGAAGATCGACGGTATTGCGGCTTCGGCTGCGTCGGTCATTGCCATGGCGGGCACCGAGGTGCTCATGGCACCGACTTCACTCCTCATGCTTCATAACCCGTTGACGGTAGCCATCGGCGACAGCGAAGAAATGCAGAAAGCGATCGCCATGCTGGATGAGGTAAAGGAAAGCATTATTTCAGCATATGAACTGAAGACAGGGATGTCGAGGCTGAAGATTTCGAATCTCATGGACGCCGAAACCTGGATGAACGCGAAGAAAGCGATCGAGCTTGGGTTCGCGGACGGTATCCTGACACGCGAGTCGGGTGATCCAAGCGGTATCCCAATCAACAGTTACCAGTTCAGCCGACGCGCGGTGACGAACTCACTCCTGAGCAAGATCCCGAAAACAGAACACAAGCAACCTTCCGAGCCGCTGTATCAGCGGCTCAATCTTTTACAGAAATAAGGAGAGAAATACATGAACCAGATTCAGGAACTCCGCGAAAAGCGCGCCAAAGCGTGGGATGCGGCCAAAGCATTTCTCGATACCAAGCGAGGTTCAGACGGCCTGCTCGCAGCAGAGGATGTCACGACCTACGAAAAGATGGAAGCTGACGTCGTCAACCTCGGCAAGGAGATCGACCGCCTGGAACGGCAGGCTGCGCTGGATGCGGAACTCAATAAACCCACGACTGACCCGCTGACCAGCAAACCGACGCAGGCAGGCTCTGACCAGAAAACGGGCCGTGCGTCCGACGCGTACAAAAAAGCGTTCTGGAACGCGATCCGTTCCAAGACCCCGAGACCCGAGATCCTGAACGCGCTTCAGGAGGGAACCGATAGTGAGGGCGGCTATCTCGTGCCGGATGAATTCGAGCGGACGCTGGTGCAAAAGCTGACGGCAGCAAACGTTTTGCGCCCGCTGTGCCACGTGATCCAGACCAGCTATGGCGATCGAAAGATTCCCGTGGTCGCGTCGAAGGGTACCGCCGACTGGGTCGACGAAGAAGGCACCTATCCTCTTTCGGACGACTCCTTCTCGCAGGTCGTGCTTGGCGCGTATAAGCTCGCGACCATGATCAAGGTGTCCGAAGAACTGCTCTCCGACAGCATCTTCGACATCGAGGGATATGTCTCCGAGCAGTTCGGCAAGCGCATCGGCGACAAGGAAGAGGACGCGTTCCTCACCGGTAACGGCGTGAGCAAGCCCATCGGAATCCTGCACACGACCGGCGGCGCCGAAGTTGGCGTGACCACAGCAGGCGCTGCTGCGATCACGGGCGACGAGCTGATCGACCTCGTGTACTCGCTCCGCGCACCGTATCGAAAGAGCGCGGTGTTCGTACTCAACGACACGACGGTCAAGCTGCTCCGGAAACTCAAGGACGGCGATGGTCAATACCTCTGGCGACCGGGCATCACGGAGAACGCGCCGGATACAATTCTCGGACACCGCATCGTGACAAGCGAGTTCATGCCGGGAGTCAACGCGGGCAACAAATCTATCGCGTTCGGCGATTTCTCCTACTACTGGATCGCCGATCGTCAGGGCCGCACCTTCAAACGTTTGAACGAGCTGTATGCGACCACCGGCCAGATCGGATTCCTCGCTTCCCAGCGCCTAGACGGTAAGCTGATTCTGCCCGAAGCGATCAAAGTCCTGCAGCAGAAGGCGTAAGAGGAGACGGGTATGGAGTATAACGCAAAGAACTATATGGCGCAGGGCGGCGATCGGCTGGTGATCGGCGGTACGCTGGAGATTCTGGAGGGGGCCTCGGTGACGGGGCTCCCTGCCGCAAAAGTAGCGGTAGCGACGGAAACATCGCTCGGCGGTGTGCTCGCGGCCATAAAAGCGGAGACGGATACCGTTGAAGCAAAGATCGGAGAGGACCACAAGCTCTACGTTCCGCCGTACACGCTTCCTGCTGCAGAAGCGGGTACGCTTGGTGGCGTCCTGCTCGCGGCGAATCAGGCAGCCAGCACAGCAACGGAGTTGGCCGGGCTCGTCACGGAGCTCAATACGCTGCTTGCCGCGCTGAAGGCCGCCGGGATCATGGCAGCGGACGTAGCGGGCGAGTCGTAAGAATATGCTGACACTGCTGAGTAAAGTCAAGGCGAACCTGATCCTCGAACATGATGCCGACGATGAACTCCTTCAGCGCCTGATCGACGCCGCGATTGCATATGCCGAGAGCTACCAGCACCTGACCGCCGGAACCTACGAAGTAGCGGTCATGCCGGCAACGACCGAACAGGCCGTGATCATGCTCGCCTCTCACTTCTACGAGAGCCGCGACGGTAGCACAGGCGGGTTCTTTGCCGACAACGTGCAGGCAGGCCAGCAGACCTGGGCGGTGGTCAACACGCTTTTACGCCTCGATCGGGATTGGAAGGTCTCATGAGCTTTGGCAAAATGAACGTTCAAATCTCGATTGCGGAAGAAGTGATTTCGAAAGACGCGGAAGGGTTCGCAGTGAAATCTGACAATATTCTCGCTTACGTCCATTCGTACCGGGAAGGGCGGCACGGTTCTCAGAAATGGGTCAATCGTGCCGCTTTCTCAGACGCGACGGATCTGTTTCGCTTCCGGACGATCCCCGGACTAAGTGTGACGACGGAGCATGTTATCCAGTGCGACGGTGACCGGTACGAAATCACGTCGGTTGAGGACGTGAAAGGACGCGGCATGTATCTCGAGGTGCTGGCAAAGAGAATCGAGGCTGCACATGGCTAGGGTAACGATTGAGATGCCAACAACCCTCATGGATCAATTGGCTAGTGCGGCGGAGAAAACCGATTCGGCGATTCCCAAAGCACTCGAGGCTGGCGGCAAGGTCGTTTTCGAGAGAATGCAGGCGAACCTGCGCTCGGCGATTGGCCGGGGTACGAAGGTGAAATCCCGTTCCACCGGCAAGCTGCTGGCGGCGCTGGGCGTTTCGCCCGTCAAGGTCAATGACGGGGGTAATTACGACGTCAAAGTCGGATTCGCGGAGGGACGCGGCAACGTGAGCAACGCTATGCTCGCTAATCTATTGGAGTACGGCAAACACGGTCAGCCGCCAAAGCCGTTTCTGAAGCGGACAAAGTCCTCAAGCCAAACTCCTTGCATCGAGGCGATGCAATCTGTACTAAAGGAGGAACTAGATCTCCCATGAGCATGTTGGAAGAACTGAACACGATCGTGGAAAGCGCTGGACTTCCCGTAGAAACCGGCGTGTTCTCAAACACCGCGCCGGATGAGTATGTTGTGCTCACACCGATTTCCGAGCACTTCGCGCTGTTCTCGGATGATACGCCCGGGATGAACATTGAGGAAGCGCGGTTGTCGCTTTTTTCGAAGAAGAACTATACACAAAAGAAAGATTTGCTCGTCCGCATGATGCTGACGGCGGGATATGTGGTAACCGATCGCAGGTTTATCGGTCGGGAAGACGATACGGGACATTTTCACGTCGCGATCGATGTCGCGAAAGAAACGGAGGAGAACTGAATGGCTACAGTGGGATTGGACCGGCTGTATTATTCCAAGATCACGGAGAGTATCACCGGAGATGAAACATATGCCACACCGCAGTTGCTGGCAAAAGCGATCTCCGCGGATCTGGAGATCGAACTGAACGAAGCGACGCTGTTTGCCGATGATTCCGCAGCGGAGGTCGTGAAGGAATTCAAAAGCGGGAAGCTGTCGCTTGGAATCAACGATATCGGTGCGGCGGTTGCAGGCGATCTGGTTGGCGCGGTGATCGACGACAACGGCGTGGTGATCTCGCAGGGCGAAGGTATGCCTTCACCGGTCGCGGTCGGTTTCCGGGCAAAGAAGAGTAACGGAAAGTACAGATTTTTCTGGCTCTATCGCGTGATCTTCGGTATCCCGGCAACGAACCTGGCAACAAAGGGCGATAGCATCAGCTTCAACACACCGACGGTCGAAGGCACGATCTTCCGGCGAAACAAGCTTGACGGGCAGGGCAAGCATCCGTGGAAGGCCGAGGTCAACGAGGATGACGCGAGTGTTCTGCCTGCAACGATCACCGGATGGTATACGGCGGTTTACGAGCCGACGTTTGCCGCCAGTTAATGGAGGTACAAATGGAGAATGAACGCGCCGCATCCATTACGATTGGCGGCAAGGCATATGATCTGGTTCTAACCACCGGTGCGACCAAACAGATCGCCAAGCGCTACGGTGGACTGGCGAGCCTCGGTGACAAGCTCATGAAGGCGGAGAACTTTGAAAACGCATTGGATGAGCTGATCTGGCTGATCGCGCTGCTGGCGAATCAGAGTATCCTGATCCACAATTTCCAGCATCCGGACGAGAAACGGGATCCGCTGACGGAGGAAACGATCGAGCTATTAACCTCGCCGCATGAGCTGGCTGCGTACAAGGACGCGATTATGGAATCGATGTTTCGGGGCACCAAGCGCTATGTGAAAAGCGAGCCGGAGCCGGAAAAAAACGCGTCTGCCGGGTGAGCGATGAGGAAACGTTCGCCCGGTTGCTCTTTTACGGCGTAACCCTGCTGGGACGGTCGGAGCGCGAGGTCTGGCTCATGCCGCTTGGCGCTCTGCTCGACCAGTGGGAGGTATATAAGCAGTTCAATGGGTTGGCGAAAGCAATGCTTGAACATTTTATCGAGGACGTTGTTCCCTTTGGCGTATAAAAACTGGCAGAAGACAAGCTCCTGCCAGTAGGTGGTGACGATCGGTTAAATTGCTTTCACAGAGTAAGTTTTATGTTAAAACGCTGTTCCATGTTTCTATTGTTTCGGCAGAGCGTATAGCTCTTCAATGCTCATACCGAAACGATCCTGGACAAATTGCTCGAAGTAAGCAAGTGGCTTAACGTAAAACTCATCTCCACTTGTTCCAAAGACTTCGTTAAAAATCGGACCCACATTATCAGGATGTCCGCCGTGTTCTCCCGTTGCAGGATAATAATCATAGCTGGCGCCACCGTCTTTATCCAAAGAAATATGATACATTTTTTCAGGCTCATGATAGGTAATCCGTAACCCATAACCGTTTACCATATCCATGAACTCGATATTCCATCCATCAGGATGTTCGCCCCATTCCGGACGGTGAATGGCAACGGATTTATAGTATGGCTCACGCTCCTCATATACGCCGCACGTACCAGCATCATCGAAATGAAATCCGAATTTTGTTAAAGAGAATTCAGGTTCAACATACTCGCCAAGTGAGGAGTTGAGTTCATTGCTGGTTTGCAACACCAATATTGCGGCACCAAACCTGCTGTCAAATATGAGGGTATTCTTGATTAAGCCATAAGGAATAACAGCGGACGGAAGACCGTGCCAATCTTGTAGCTCATCGGTTATGATCTCAGCAACACGCTGCTGCACCGAATCCGCATCGTCGACATAGTATTGTACGGCAACATTCGCCTCGTTATTTTGCGGAACAACTTCAATACTGCATTCGGCAAAGTCCGTTTCGACATTAAAGAAATCTTTGACGGCGGTCAAGGCGTTCAAATTGTAGTTATCTCGTATCAGGTCAGTGTATCTTTCCAGTTCTGCGTCCGGCACATAATAGGTCAGATCGATGAGGCATGCTCCGTTTTCGTATTTCTCATCATGAGGTTTTTGCTGCCGGATTGTAACAATACGACCATCCGTCCCGGTAAACTCGCAGAACCCGCTCTTGGAATATTCATCAATGCGATCGCCTTTCTCTTGTTCGGAAAGGCCTGACACGTCCGCCAAATATGCCACAGCCGCAAACATATTTCCTTCTGCGGATATGGTCAATATGAAGGGGTTTTTACCCTCTAGCTTCGCAGAACCCTTGCTGAAAGATGCATATTGTATAACAAAGTTATCCGGAAGTTGCATTTCAGCATATGGATTGAACTCGATGTTAAGCAGATCCATTGGCGTGTACGGTTTCGGCTCCGGCGTAGGCGCAGGTGTTGGAGCGGGCGTATCGGACGGTACGGCGGTATTGGATACTTCTTGTTGCTGTAGAGGCGTTGTTTCATTCGTATCAGATTGCCGACCTGAACACGCAACCAATGAAGCGACGATGGTGATGATCAATAGTACAGATAAAAACCGTTTCATGTTGTTTCCTCCTGATCGAATAAAAAGGGGAAGATGAAATAGAGCTTTTTTACATTTTATCATACAAAAATAGGTTGTAAACATTCCGCAATTATATATATTGAGAATACGATGTCGGCTGCAAACAGGATATGAAGTAGAAACAAACACGATAGAATAACAAGTGGATTAACAAACAATTTCTCCATTTCTGTTTTTCAATCTAAGGTTATATATCAATATGTCGAACGACCTACGGGCCGTTTTTTTTGCGCATTTTTCATGAAAGGAGGCGGCACATGGCAGATTCTGATTTTGGCCTGAAAATTGGTATCGAAGGCGAGCGTGAGTTCAAGTCAGCGCTGCGGGATATCAATCAGCAGTTCAAAGTGCTTGGTTCCGAGATGAAGTTGGTCGAGTCACAATTCAACAAACAGGATCGCAGCGTCTCCGCGCTCACCGCAAGGAACGAGGTTCTGACCCGTCAGATCACCGAGCAGAAGGACAAAATCGAGCTGCTGCGTAAGGCACTGGAGAATTCCGCGGAATCGTTCGGTGAAAACGACCAGCGAACGAAGCAGTGGACGGTGCAGCTGAACAACGCACAGGCACAGCTAAACAACATGGAGCGCGAGCTCAAAGACAACGAAAAGGCCATCGACGGCGTCGGCGATGAGTTTCAGAGCGCGGAAAAGAAAGCGGACGGCTTCGGTGACGAGGTCAAAGAAGCAGCGAAAAAAGCCGACGACGCGAATGATAGGTTTCGTAAACTCGGCGATACGCTGAAAACGATCGGGCGCGCACTTGCCATAGGTCTTGTGGCGATCGGTACGGCGGCGATCGCAGCGGGAACCGCGCTGGTCGGAATGACGGTAGACGCTGCGGCATATGCGGATGAAATGCTGACACAGAGCAGTATCACCGGCATGAGCGTGGAGAAGCTACAGGCATACTCCTACGCCGCCGACCTGGTGGATGTGTCGCTGGAAACTATGACCGGCTCCATGGCGAAGAATATCAAGTCCATGAGCAACGCCTCACAGGGAAGCGCGAAATTTGCCGAAGCATACGATAAACTTGGCGTCAGCGTCACCAACGCAGACGGCACGCTACGTGATAGCGAAACGGTGTATTGGGAAGCCATCGACGCGCTGAAGGGCGTAGCGAACGAAACGGAGCGCGACGCGCTGGCTATGCAGCTCTTTGGAAAGAGTGCGCAGGATCTCAACCCGCTGATCGAGCAGGGCAGCGAAGGCATCGCGGCACTGACGGAAGAGGCCAAGCGCATGGGCGCGGTTCTGAGCGAAGAGAGCATCGAAAAGCTCGGTCAGTTCGACGATTCCGTTCAGCGCCTGAAACAAGGCGCTCTGGCGGCGAAACGCGTCATGGGCACGGTACTACTGCCGCAGTTGCAGACGCTGGCGGACTCCGGAGTGTCGCTGCTGGGGCAATTTACAGCGGGTTTGGTGGACGCGGGCGGAGATTTCAACAAGATCAGTCAGGTCATCGGGGACACGGTCGGCGGTGCAGTAAACGCGCTCATGCAGGGCTTGCCTCAATTCATACAGGTCGGCATGCAGATCGTCTCCTCGATCGGCAGCGCTCTGATTGACAACATGGATATCGTCGTGGACGGTGCGAAAACCATCTGCACTTCGTTACTGAACGGCCTGATCGAAGCACTGCCCGATCTCACCGAAGGAGCACTTGATCTGGTACTGGCACTGACGCGCGGGATTCTGGATAACCTGCCCAAACTCGTCGAAGCTGCGGTTATCATGATCGCTTCACTGACAAAGGGAGTCGGCGATGCGCTGCCGGAACTGATCCCGGCGATCGTAAAAGCGGTCGTCCTGATCGTTGCGACACTGCTGGAGAATATCGATCAAGTGATCGAAGCGGGCATGTCGATCCTGCTCGGACTGATCGAGGGAATCATCAATGCGTTGCCGGAGTTGATCGAAGCCATGCCGCAACTGATCACGGCGATCGTGGAGTGCCTGATCGAGAACCTGCCGCAAATTCTGACTGCAGGCGTGCGGGTGATCGGGGCACTGATTCAAGGAATCGTCGGTTCGACCCCACAGCTTTCTTCGTCCATGTCGAAGGTCGTGTCTACGATCGTAAATGGCGCCTCCCGGGCGGTTGCGTCGATTGTGGAGGTTGGTAAGAATATCGTATCGGGACTCTGGCAGG